AATCTAGTACTATTGGGGGCAGAACGGGGCAGATGGGACTATCCTACACTTAGAACTAAGGCAGTTAGTAAATATGAAGAGCATAAACCAGATTCAATACTAATTGAGAAGAAAGCATCAGGTCAATCTTTGATACAAGACCTACGTATGACAGGATTACCTATATTTGAGTTTCAACCAGACAGAGATAAAGTAGCAAGAGCTTATGCTATTACATCATTATTCCATAACGGCAGAATATATGCCCCCTTTAAGAAGGATTGGGCTATGGATGTTATAGATGAAGCTAGAACTTTCCCAACAGGTAGTCATGATGACTATATGGATACAGTATCACAAGCTTTATTGTGGATGAGGAATGGTGGATATGTTAGTCATGGTGCAGATACATGGCTTGACAAAAGAGAAAAAGAGATTTATAATAAGGAGAGTAGTAGACGTTATTATATTTAAAGGGGATATATGGCAATTGAAAAACAAATAGGATTATTTGAGGAAGAAGAAATATCTACACCTATTCCAACTGGTGAAGAGATTTCACAAATGGAAGATGGTGGTGTAGAAGTAACATTAACTGATCAGCAAGAGATTGATGAAGCAGAAGCTATGGGTCTTTTCGATGAAGAGAACTTAGTAGATGAAGGAGCATTTGATGCAAACTTAGCTGAGTTAATGAGTGAAGAAGATTTACAATCTGTCGCTAATGATTTAGATGAAGGATACCAACGTGATAAAGACTCACGTTCAGAGTATGATGAAATAGCAGAAGATGGAATTACATTATTAGGATTACAATATGATGATTCAGCAGGAGCATTTCCAGGATCTGCAGGAGTTACTCATCCAGTATTAGCGCAAGCAGTAGTAAAGT